TAATATTTATTTAACTATTAAAAACGTAGAAGGCTAACATCATGAACTTACATGTCGGAAGTAAATTAATAAAATCACTACCTATGAATCGTGCTGAATATAACACCTATCGAGGATGGAAATTGCCAGAAGACGAAAACGGTAGTGATGCAGGTTTTCTTGTTGAATACTTAGACGGAGGGCAAGCAAATCACAAAGATCACGATGGTTATATTTCTTGGTCACCAGAAGAAGTATTTAAAAACGCTTATCAAGATGTAACTCAGGGAGTTTCTTTTGGCTCTGCTATCATACTGCTTAAGCTTGGTTGTAAAGTGGCTCGTAAAGGCTGGAATGGTAAAGGCATGTGGTTAATATTGGCTCCTGGCAGTGAGAATATTAAACCTGTAGCTGGTACGCCGTATAGCAAAGCAGGGTTAACTGAAGAAATTCAAATTTTACCGCATATCGATATGTTTACAGTTGATAGTTCTGGTCGTAGAGCTATGTTACCGGGCTGGCTAGCTAGTCAAACAGATATGCTTTCAAACGACTGGACACTAGCGGAGTAATAACAACATGAAATTTATGAATCAGGCTCGTTTATTCGGAACATATCAAGAAGAAGCTGGCGGTGAAGATGCTGGTGGTGGCGGTGGTGATGCTCCTCCGGCTGCTGACGACGATGCCGCCGCCGTTGCTGCAATGGCTAAAGGTGATGCTCCTCCTTCCGGTGATGCACCGACCGCCCCCGAATGGTTATTGGGTAAATATCACACCGAAGGCAAAAGCGTTGAAGAAGCCACAACCGAACAGGCCAAGGCCTACAACGAATTATCAGGCAAGTTTGGCGCGTTTACTGGTGCCCCGGAAGAATACGCAATTGCGCTTAGTGAAGAATTAACCGAAGCTGGCGTTACCATGGATAAAGACGATCCAATGGTTGAAGCTGCTATGAAGTTTGCCAAAGAATCGAACATGAGCCAGGAAGGCCTAAGCGGCATGCTGAACCTTTACGCTATGCAGATGGCCGCAGAGCAGCAAGCTGACACCGAATACAAAGCCGAGCAAATGAAGGCTTTAGGTCCCAATGCTGAATCTCGCATTCAAAATATTCAGCAATGGGCGGGTAAGAACCTTGATCCAGAAACGGTTGCTAGCCTAGAAGGCATGGCAACATCTGTTGAATCAGTTAAGGCTATCGAGCGTTTAATCTCAATGACTCGCGGTGCTGCTGTTGATGTTGATAACACGGTCCCCGCTGCTGGTGCTGGCGCTGAAGATGTCGCGGCCATGCAATTTGAGAAAGACGGTAACGGCAACCGCCGCATTCAAACGGATCCAGCATTTAAAGCTCGTTATCAAAAGTTGCGTAATGAAGTTTATGGCACTGACGAGCATCGAGTAATGGTCGGTTAATCGAAACGTAAGGGTCGCCATCGTGTCGGCCTTTGTTTTTAATAACTTATGTAGTATTATTAACTCAAGTCTACAGATACCTCTCTATTGAGCCTGAATACAGACTAATTAAATAATTTAACGATTACTTTAGTTAGGCGGCCCCATTCAGGACACACCCCTTACTAAAACAAACAAACCTTAATAAGGGGCATATAATGTCTAAGTTTCTCACAAACGCTGCTGTCACGGAATTTGACAGCGAAGTAAAGCACGAATATCAAGGTATGCGAACTCTACGCGAAACTGTAACAATTCGAACTGGTGTTGTTGGCGAAGCATATAAATTTACCCGCATGGGTAAAGGTCTAGCTAATCAAAAGGCAAGTCAAGCCGATGTTACTCCAATGGATGTATCGCATGATCGCCAAACTGCCAATATGGAAAATTGGAACGCGCCAGAATATACCGATATCTTTGATCAGGCAGAAGTTAATTTTGATGAAAAGTCAGAACTTGCAGTAACCATTGCTAAAGCGATTGGTCGCCGTGAAGATCAGCTTGTTATTGATGCGTTAGCGGCTGTTTCTTTCGCAGCAACTAATGATGAAGACCCTGACACTGGTCGCGTATTCGATATTTCCGCCACTCGTAACTTTGATTTGGCGTCAATTCGAAGCGCTAAAGGTCATTTAGATGATATCGAGGCTGATTCCGATAATCGTCACATCGTTTTACGCGCCCAGGCATTGCAAAAGTTACTTGAGGACAGCACGGTAACAAGCTCAGACTTTAATACTGTCAAAGCATTGGTTAATGGTGAACTTGATACTTTCCTTGGCTTTAAGTTCCATACTATCGGCACCCGTAAAGAAGGTGGCCTACCTGGTGTTGCCGCCGACCGTGAAGCATTTGCTTATCATAATTCATCTATTGGTCTGGCAATCGGTATCGATATGAAAACAACTATCGATTGGATTGCTCAGAAAACCTCATGGTTAGCTAACGGTATGTTTAAAGCCGGTGCGATTGCTCGAGAACCACAAGGCATCGTCAAGATTCAATATGACGAAGGCGTTTAATTAAAATCAGTTAAGCGGTGTTTATCGCCGCTAACTTTATTAGCTTTTTGGAGAATATGTTATGCCTTATGTACACCCAAGCGTAATACGCACCACCTCAAGTGGTAATAGTGATCACCCTATTATCTGGACTCACAAAACTACTGATGCAATCGCAGTGGTTGAAGCTGCTGGTTATTTTAACGATGCCGTTGATGATTTCACCAGTGATGACATTATTTTTATTGCAATGTCCGATGGTAATAAAATGTATCGAGTTACTGTAACCGCAACAGTTGTAACGCTTAATTCGATTGCTACATTAACGACTACTACTGATAGCACTACAGGTACAGGGACAACTACCCTTAATGATGTAACTGCTAGCTTTAGTCAAACAATCCTGAATGATAACTTTGCTACGATTGCTGATCAACTCAATGCTCTGCAAAAAGCGTTAGGTAATGTTGGTTAATATGCATTTATAACAATGGGTTCAACAAGGACGTGAGCCCGCCCTTTAAAAATAGGATTTATCATGGCCTTTGATCAAAGTACATTTGCATTAGTCGGGGCGCATTCTGCTGACACCCCTAAATTGTATTCATATAAAACTATTGACTCTCTAGCAACTGTTACGGCTAGCGGGTACTTCAACCAGAAAAGATTTGAATTATCGCCTGGCGATATAATCTTTAATGATATTTCCGGATCATTCCATATCATCCAAGTTTTAACGGCGACACCAACCGTTGTTACCTCACAAGAACAGTTCAGAATACCGACCAAACAATTAACAGTTAATAAACTTTCCGACTTCCCAGCGGCTTCTGGTGGCGTGATAATTACTGAAGATGATACTTTTTACTTGGTTGGTGACAACCTAGCTCCCAGCGCTGACAGGTGGCAATTAGGACAAGATACGGTCATAGCCGGTCTTGACAGTTCGGTTTCATCACTCACTTATACCGGCACTGGCGATATGTTCACAGCTGTCGATACCAGCAACAAGATCACGTTGTTAACCCTTGATTGCCCTAATGGCACCTTGCACAATATAACCAAGCCAGGGGCAGGGGTCGCAGTTTTTCAATTGGTAAACTGCACAGTTGATTCGTGCGATATTGTCGGTGTTCTGGATAACCTAACAGCTATCCAATACACAGATGTTGCATTTAATGATATCAAGACTGATGGCATTACATTTGCCGGGACCATACCAGTATTCGTTGGTAACACCGATCTGGTAACTTTGAATGGAACTAGCGGAATACTTTTTGACTTGAACACTGCCGTCTTTGATACCTTCGCCATTGATGCCTCATTTGTCACATTAGCCGCCGGCGCAACATTTATGTCCGGACTGGCTTCGTCTGGCAATATTTCTGCTGGAAATACGGGGTCGGTGACAGGAATTAAAACATTCAGCACTGGCACACCATTAGCGGGCATTACGGTTGACGATATAAGATGGGAGTTTTTCGCTAACGATGATATAGCCGATACTCGCCCGGATGGTTTCTTGTCGTTGACTGGTAATGCAACTGAAACGGTAATTGCGAACCCAAGCAGTGATGGCACTAATGCTGTTCTAGTTGCTGGTACATGGGCTACTGAAAGGACCTCTAGATTTGCTGGTACGGCCGCTGGTC